TCTTCGCTTGATCGGGATCGTCTGGCCCCGGAAGACACTGCGCGTTTCTGATTCGCCGCGCCACCGTGACTGAGGATATGCCTGCCAGCTTGCCGATTTCTTTGTGCGACAGTCCCGCAGCTTCCCACGCGATCAACTGTTCCGGCTGAACGATGACACGCATTCCGTTTCCCTCCGTTCGATATGGAGGGAACGCGCTTGGTTGCCATGTGCCCTCCCTGGCCCAGTGCTTCCTTTTCGCGGCGCGTCGACCCTCGATCACGCCGCGGACGTTTTTCGACGTCGCGGGAGAAGATACGAAGATGCAATAACTAGGTCAAGCCAAAAAATTCCCCCGATTGAAAGAATTTTGTCCGCGGGTTCAGCCGGTGCGCCGTCTTTGCGGCACGATCAGCTTCTCCGGCTTTAGCCCAAGCGCGTCTGCCAAAGCGCAAACCGTGGACATTCGCGGCGACGCGATGCGGCCAGACATGATCCGCGAGAGCGTTGGGTAACTGATTCCCGCGTTGGCTGCGATTTCGTCCAAATGAACCCCACGGCGGTTCGCTTGGGCAACAATCCGTTCGCCCAATTCGGAGTAGGGCAGGGTTCTGGGTCTGCCGCCAGCGTGTCGATCTGCGGGCATTTTCGCGTTCTCCGTAAAAATGTTTGCCATCCCCCCGTTCGTTGGGATAGCATCAAACAAGGCAAATACACCCCGCTGGGCTCGAACCAGCAACCTTCGGTTCCGTAGACCGATGCGATTCGCGCGGGCGTGAAGATGTGCCAATTTTTCCAACGAATACCCCCCATTTTTTTTGCGGAGTTTGCATGGCTAATCTCTCGCCCAAATGGGGATCGTTCAAAGGGGGAGTTTTCACCCACCACACGAAGCAAAACGCTTCGCACTTCGAACGCTCTGGCAATTGCACGGCTGCGATTGATCACTGCTGAAATGGCTTTCGACGATGTTCAGATCAGTTCCGAAAACGCTTGGCGAATTTGTTCGCGACTATGAATTGTCGCGCGACCTAAAACCGGAAACCGTTCGTCAGATCACGATGTGTGCTGCTTTGTTTGAACGCTGGCACGGTGGCCCGATTGCTCTTGTCGATCTAGATGAAAAAATGTTGTCGGAATTTCTGCTCGACTACCAACGCAAAGGGAGAACACCCGCGACGGTTCGCGCGAAGCGAACGCAACTACTTGCGCTCTGGCGCGATGCTGCCGATCAAGAGCTATGCCGCCCGCCAACGCGGCGCGTGCGGAAAGTTCGTGTGCCCTACACCCCGCCCACTGCCTGGACGATCGCTGAAGTCGACAGCTTGGTTGCTCACTGCGCAACGCTTCAGCGTTGGCACCCGTGCGGTCTGCGCCGGTCGCAGTGGTGGGCACTTGCGATTCGCATCGCTTGGGATACGGGGCTGCGTTGGCAGGATCAGATGGAACGATTGCGTGTCGATCAAATCACCGCGGCGGGATACATCGCGGTTCCACAATCCAAAACTGGTCGCGTTGTAGTCTGTCATCTGTCGGAATCGACAATGCATCATCTGCGCGAATCGCTCGCGGGCAAATCGCGGCAGCTTGCGACGCCTTGGAACGCATCGCATGAAACGTTCGCCGCACAGTTCCGGCGCATCGTCGCGGGCAGCGGTGTTCGCGCCGGTAGTTGGAAGTGGCTTAGACGCGGCAGCGCGACCGATTGCGAATTGCAGCGACCGGGCGCGGGTTCGCCACATTTGGGACACACTCCCGGCAGTGCCATTGCCGCCCGCCATTATTTAGACCCCGCCATCCTGGCACAGAATGAAGTGAACCCGCGGCAGCTTGCTTGACTGTTCCTGCGGATCGGCAATAATCCACCCATGCCACACATCGACACAGACTCACTGATCACCGTCACCAACGCTGCCCGCGTCGCAGGCGTATCGCGTTTCTGGATGCTATCGCAGGCCAAATCCGGCAAGGTTGCCAGCGTTACGGTTGACGGGGTGCGGTTCGTCTACCGTTCAGCCGCGGAGGCTTTCGTTCGTGACCCTGTTCGCGGTCGCCCGCGGGCAGTGTCCGCGGGGTAGCCGCCTGGGGGCCAGACCGGGAACCCGCGTTTCCCGCGGGAAAACAGCCAAAAAGATTTTTTTCCTAACCCCCTTGCACAGATATTGCCGATGTGCAATAACTAGGAAGTGACGCAAACGAACCCCGCAACGAAAAGGAACGAAACGATGAAGACGATCAAGCTTGCTTACGACGTAGACAACACGGTTCACACTTGGAAAGCAGACCGCGACGCTCGAAACGGCGGCTGGATTGTCACGGATCACGAAGGCGACAAAAAGTTTTTCCCTGGATGTATCGAAGCTGTTGTTGATCACATGGAGCGAATCACGCTTCCGAATTACGGAATGCGTCTTCTGAAAGTTCGCTGAACCACCAACCCCCGCCGCACAGTGCGGCGGGGGCAACACCACCAAGAACGAAAAGGAACCGGAACAATGGCAACAAGGAAAACAACCGTCGCCAAGCAAAAAAGGCTTGCGGAATTGTGCGAAGATTTGCGACCCGCAAAGAAACGAATGATGGACGTTTTACAAACGCTTGAAAACGAACGTCTCGGGTGTGTGATTGCGAAGCGTCTTGGTTCGATCATAGGTAGGCTTGAAGACTTCCAGCGTTCTATTCGATAACCACCACCACCCCCCCCGCCGCACAGTGCGGCGGGGGCCATACCACCACGAAAGAAAAGGAATAGGACGATGAACGCAATGATATGGGAAACGGTTGGGGGGCAATGGGACGTCATGATTCAAAACGTAGCGAACGGGGCAATGACTCGCGTCACCTGCTTCACAACAGAGAAAGCGGCTGTTGATGCAATTTCGATGGTTGGATGGAACCTTCTCTCGATCGTCAGGCTTGGATGATTTTTGATTTATTCAATGCAGTTCTTCCGTTTCCGCACGAACCACACGAAAGGCATCTGGCATGAACACATACCGAATCATTCGCATTGCAGACCCACGCAGCCGCGGCGCGTGTGCTTGGTTTGAAATCGAAGGAAGCAACCCCGCGGGCGACCGCTGGCACGTTGCAACCTGCGACACGCGGGAGGAAGCGCGGGAGATACTGAAGGCGATTCGGCAGCAAGTCGAGTCGAAGTGATCGACCGGATTCAGTTTGTGCATGGAAGCACAAACACAACCAAGGGAGGGAACGACAATGAATCACCGCATGGATGCGTTGATTCGCGCGCTGGTGCTGATTCGATTCGGTCAAGAGATCGGATCAGGCGGGCGGCTTGCCACCGCTTTCGCCGCTTTTGTCGACGCGCTTCTGTCCGCGCTTGGGTAGCGGGTTGCGAAGTCGCTCGATGACTTCCCGCATGGCAATCCGCGCTTCAGCGTTGCTGAACCACACATTCGCCAACTCGACCACCACCGATTCCATCAGCAACGAAATTGCTTGGCAGTGCGAAGGTTTCATTCCCCACCTTGCTTCAAGGTTTTCGCGACACTTCGCCACCAGAACACCGATCGCATCGAGCACATCCATCCCGTGCGATTGATTCGCTTCGACCGCTAGAGCTATGCGGACGAATTCTTTTTCGGGCCAGAAGCGACACGCTTCGTCAACCATCACATCGACGGTGTTTGAAAACGTTTCCGCGGGCTGGCCGATGCGATCGCGAACCGCTTGCCGCAGTTGCTCACATTGGACGTCCACGGCATCGGTCATGGCTTGCCCTGGCACGTTGGGCATATCGTGCGGTGCCCGTCGCCGTGAACGATGAAACCTTTCCCGCCGCATTGCTCACAGACTGCGGGCGCGGGTTTGGGGGGCACTGGTTTTGGTTCCGGTGCCCGCTCTTGCGCAGTCGCAGCGTAGGCCACCGCGACCGCGGCGCAGGCCCGCGGGGCTTCTTGATCGATCGCAGCCGGATCAGCGGCAAGGCTTGCCAGAATCGCGATCAGTTGCGCCCACATTGTTTCACCATCCTCCCCGGTGATTGACCAGCGGCGCGCCGTGCGCATCGTGCCGCCCGTGCCCCGCAAACTGCGGTTCAGACTGCCGCGGAGGGTCTGCCACCCAAAGAACCCACAAGCCAACGCGGGCCAGACGTTGCACGAATCGCAAGATCGGGCGGTCTGCCTGGGGTTTGATCGGGGAATAATCGCTTGTGGCGGCGCACCAAGTCACGGCAACGGACACAATGACCGCGATCGACAACGCGCGAAGTTCTTTGTTTGTCATCGGTCTTCGCTCCAAATCGAGAACAGAAACAGACACACGATCGCGCCGACAACGGAACCGATCAGACCCGCAGCGTGCGCGCCGAACGGCAGACCGCCAACGAAGCTGCCAACCACGCCAAGCGCGATCGTCGGCACCCAACCAGCGGGGCACCTTCCAGGCAAAGCCCATTTGGCAACCCCGCCAACCACGGCACCGAACACTAGCCACATGATCAGACCCATCGTGTAACCCCCTAGAATGCGATATGGAACGTTTCTGCAATCAATTTGGCTGGCGATACCCCGCGACGCCTAGCCGCCTCTGGAGGCGGTTCTAGCCACCCCCCGTGATCAAGATCGCGATAGCGGAACCCATCGGTATCACCGATCGCCCAAGCGTCGCCTAGCATCCGCTCGATGACAGACCGGCGCACCCAAAAAGACCCATCGGGTTGATCTGCCGGGAATTTGTTTTCTTTTGGGCCATTCCAATTTGGCCCCCACGAATTGAGCAAGCAAACAAGATCATCCGGCGCACCGTTCGCGCGGTGGCGAATTGCCACACAAACCATCTGATGCTGCCAGACCCCAGACGCTTCGCTGATGCCGTCTTTGTCGCGGCTTGACGAAAAGCCCTGCGACGAAGCGACGGTGACAGGAAAACCGCTTTCCAGTGCTGACGCAAGTTCGTCCCAAGATCGAATGGCGACAACGTGTTTCAACGGGTGCTTTTTTGCTTCAGCATCCAGCCGCCCGCGGTCGCCCTGGCCCCCGCAACCATACGCGCCATACTGCCGCGCGCGATCTGGCGAATACTCTCGCAGATCGGCTGAAGGATATTCGGCGCGATAGACCACACCGAATTCGCGCAGAAACTTTGCCGCCCCGTAGCCGGTCGCGCCATCGCTCCAACCGCCAACAGCGTTGATGCCGTCGCTTGGAAGCCCGCGGGCTTCCACCCTGGCCCCCCCGTACAGTGCTTCAGTCGCGGGGAACAACGGTGGTTCTGGCAACGTGCCAAGCGACCACGATACGCATTCAGAAAAATAGACCGCGTGAGCTGCCCCCCATGAAACGCAATCCCCGATTCCCTGTTTGCCGACAGTGAACGGGATGCCGTAACGCGCGCGATGCGCGGCATTCACTTGCCGCCAGAGAAACGTATCAACCCCCTTCGCGCCGCGCATCGCATCCGCGCCAGCCTCCGAAAAGTATTTCTGATCGAGCGTCGCCAAGAACGCGCGCATGCCCGCGGGATCGGGGGTGTAGCCGAATCTGTTTTCGATCACGTTGGCTGCGCGGTGCGTCGCTCGATCAACAAACGCGCCCAACACTGCCATCGCGATCACAAACACAACAGCGGAAATCGACCAGCGGTTAGCGCGCGACATTGCCCGCAGCCCTCCCGATTTCGCGGAACGCATTCACCCACGCGGCGCGTGATTCATCGGTGACGGGGCCACCGCTGGCCCCCACCGCGTCATCTAGGAATTCGCTGATCGCGTCGCGGGCCTGGGGCTGGCGATCGCCAATCGATTCCCCACGCATCCGCAGTTCCCGAGCGAACACACGCAATTCGTCAAACGCGACGCCTGTTTTCAAACGCTTTTCGTGTGACCCATCCCATTCGATCGCATCCCCCAAACTGTCGCAGAGCGACGAAACGATTGCGGCATCATCCGCGGCGGTTGGGCCTGTGAATTTCCCGCGCAAACTAAAAGCCGCTGGATCATCTGGGGCAGGGGGGGGAACTGCTGCCGGTCGAGCGAACCACGAAATCGCAGCGGCAGCGATCAGCGCAGCGAAGGCAACGTGTTTGCCGTCGACACGCGGCAGCGTCGCAGACGCGAACAGCGATCGCGCCTTGTCGATGATCCGTTGACCGGCAAGCGCGTAGATTGCGGCAAGAACTAGAACAGCGGTGATCATGCTGCGCCTCTTATGAGCGGCAAAAGTGCTTCAGTTGCGCCCGCTGCAACAGCAAGCGCGATGATTCGGATTGTCGGTTTCGACACAAGCCACACAGGCCAGAGCGCAAGCGGCACAACGCGATCGGCAAATTCGTCGAACATATCGCCAACGAAATCGATCACGATCGCTTTGCGCTGGGCACCGTCGACCGGGATCGAGTCAAGCGCACCGATCGCGATTCGCATCGCAGACACGATCAGTTCCGACAGTTCAGAAATGGTCAAACCGTCCGCGGCTTTGATACGCGCGACCGCGATGTACGCGGTGACTTTCCCGCCAAGCGTTTCGATTGCGTCCGCTGCTTGAATGGGTGCCTGTGAAATCATGACTTCACCCCAGCAACGTAGACGTCGACCGTGCAAGCATCGGAACCGGAATTGGTGATCGTCAACGCTTTGCTAGTTGCAGACGTTGCCCAACCGGCAGCGGGACACGCGCTATACAACACGCCACCCTGGCCGATCGTCACGTTGCCGGTCGCAAATCCCGTCCATCGGTTCGACGGGGAACCGCCCACAACCACGCTGCCGGTTGCGGAGTTGTTCACGATCATCAGAACCTTGACCGCACCAAACGAAAGCGTCGCACTGCCGCCGAACAGCTTGTGCGGCAGCGAGCGAAGATCAATCGTCGCAGTCGCGCCAGCGGCAAGCGGCAACTGATCTTTCCAATATGCGTTCGCATTGCCCGCGGTTATGCCGTCGCCAATGTCGAGAACGTGAACCGCTGTTGTTGTGTCGGTAATGTCCGTAGCGGTTCGCGAGTCGACCCATTTCGGAACGACCTTCAACAACGCTGTAAGCGAAAACGCTGCCGCCATTTACGCTCCGATCAGAGTGATTGCGTATGTGATCGGCGTTGCGTTTGGGTTCGCAATATAGAACGTGCCGTTCGCATCGTTGACCAACCATGCGTCTGTTTGATTGACGGCAAGCATTTCGCTTCCCGCTCCAACGGCACACGCGAACACGTTGAACGGGTCTGTCTCGCTTGCGCCCACATACAGATAGTGCCCGCCGGTTCCATCAAGGTTCGAAATTCGAACTACGCGCAAGCCGGAAAAAACAAACGGAACCGAAACGTCTAGCGTTTGCTGTGTCAGCGCGCGACAGTTGAGCGAATCAACTCCGTTGGCGGCAATCGTTCGAGTGTCTGCAAACACGATGTTTGCTTCAGCGTTGCCGTTGCCATCGTCAAGGTTGTAGACAGACTGCGCGATCTTTTTGTTGGTGACGCTGCCGACTTCCTGCGTGTCGACGCGCGACCACTGAAGTTTTGTTGTGATCGTCCCGCTAAAAATGTCGGTAACTGTTTCAGCCATTCACAGAAGCCCCAGCGCGATAGCGCGTTTGACGTTTTCGACAGTCCAGCCAAGTTGATACGCGATCAATTCCAGTTCATCGCGCGACCGCTGCGGGCGGGAAGTTACCTTGCCCCAATGTTGTTTTGGTGCTGTGAATGATTTCGCAACCGATTGGGAATCGCCAACACGGGCTATGGGCTTTCTGCCGCCTGCGCCATCGTTCGCCCAATGCGACCAACGCGAAATCATTTACATTTGCTCCGGTAGCTTTAGGCTATCGGGGGTGGTGTTGATTTCGCCCGCCTATGGCGACGCTCATTCGTCACATTCAGCCCAACAAGCGGCATACCCAGCAACGTCAATTTTCGTGTCGCGGGTTTTGTTGTCGCCTTGGTTCCGCGATAGCTTGTCGAGAATCATAATTTGCGCCCAATCGCTGATCGTCAGCGGTTCTCGCAGCTTGTTTCCGAATATCGCGTTGATCGCATCGACCGTGCGTTGAAAGTGCTTGCGCGGGCCACCGTAGGTAGATCGCCGCTGCTTGATCACAACCGCGACGTCGGCAATCAGACGGTCTGCCGCGTGTGTTTCGTCAGCGATAGCCGGAACGCTTGGCGTGTTGCCAGATTCAGCGTCTTTCAACTCGCGTTGCCCGCGCAGAATCCAATCGGCATCGACTTCGCTGGCGTGTTCGTGCATTCCCGCAGTATCCTTTTCTGTTTTTCGAATGATTGCCAGCAACCGCAGAACGTCTGCGGCAAGGGTGCCGGATGTGCCAGTATATGCGCCGCTAAACCTACGCGCTCGCACCTCTGCTTCCCGAAAATATGATTCCCGTTCCGGTGGCACAGATCGCAGCCGTTCTATTTCGTTCGCGGCTTCCTCGCATAGCGTGTCAACGCGATAGAACGAATACGCGCGATCCCGTAGCCGCTCCACAATATCCCGCGCCATCACTTCCTCTTTTTCTGTAAGTCACGGTCGCAGAATATCGGCATCGCTTTCGTCACTTCGTGCCGATGGTGATCAATGATCACACACGCTTGCCGCGGTGGTTCGTAAGCGGCACCGATCCGCGTAGCGTATGCACTGTGCCCGATCAAACTTCCGTTCGAAACGTAGCGGGCGGCATTCAACCAACTGAATTGGTGCCAGTGACCAAAAATTGTCAGATCGGCGCGCTTCACGGCATCCCATGCGGCATTTTTCTTGGCAACTGGCACATGAATCCCGCCGATCCCGCCACCGTATTTGTATTGGTGCCCGTGCGTAGTGCGCACAATGAACCCGTCAAGATTCAGATAGCCAAGCATCGACGTTGCCACTTGCCAATCTACATGGCTGCGCTTCTCGCTTGCTGCCATCGTCAGATAGAGATTCTGTTCGTATGAATGCTCTAGCTCTGTTCCGATTCGCAGTTTCTCCGTTGTGCGACCGTGATTGCCGCTGTTCGTCGCGATCACCACGCAATCGGAAAGCGACGCGGCAACGTCTATGAATCCGGCAATGCGTTGACCTGCCCAACGTGTTGCCGCCAATGGTGCAAGCTGCGCCAGTTCCGCAGTGTCATCGTGAATATGCCCACTAAGAAAATCCCCTCCACACCACACGACAACGCGACTGATATTGGCTAGGCGTCGCTCATGTTCAAGCAGTGCCGCGAAACGCTCTGTCAGTTCCGAAATCCTGCGATCGGCAACGTCAAGATCGAAAGCATTCAGACCGTTGACGGTGGCAGGGTCGACTAGTTCTTCAACGTGCCAATCTGAAAGCATGACGATCATCGTCGCGGTGTGCTTTCCGCCGCGGCTGGCACGAACCCGCATTTTCTTTGGCTTGATCCCGGCAAGCCCGATGATCGAGTCTGCCCGCTGCCGCTCCGCTTCGATCTGTGCCAGTGCTGTTTTGTATCGCCCGCGATATGATGCGACTTCAGCCCGCAACCGTGCGTTCTCCGCATCCGCTGCCAGCCGGTCGACATGGCCTAGCTGTTTCTCGATCTGCGATTTCAGTTTTGCTCTAGCCATGCGACGACTGCCTGTCTTTTGATGGTTGCAATTCCGTTCGCGCCTAGCGTCTCGCTGATCACCTTTGCGACTGTGTATTTTTCCTTGCCGATCTTGCCGCTCTGCCATTCACGCCGAATCTTTTCCAGTTCTTTCAGCGTGTCCGCTGGCAACTTTTCAAACCACGGCACGATGCCGCGGTTGCGTTTCGGAATCGCCTTGCGAATGTCGTCAGCAAGTGACACGGGTTTATTCCTCATGGTCATCGGGTTGCCGGAATCCCTCCGCGTGAACCACCCCGGCTAGTTCGTCTGCAAATTCCAACACCGCATCTTCAGACAGATCGGGCCACCGCGCGTGAATCAATTCGTGAAGCAGAACATTCAGCAGTTCTTCGCCGTGAAGCGATTGAGATATTCGGATTGTTCGCGAAGCGTGATCGCAATCACCGTATCGATCAGATGGAACGCGGCAGCGTCGCAGCTTCCAGCGATATCCCCCGATGTGAATGGTGCATTTCTTGCGCGCCATGCGGGCAATTGTCCTACGGGGTTGCGAGTTGTCTAGCGCGCCACATTGCCCAAACTAACATCGTCTTTATTGTCTGTCGGTGTAATGCCAAGACCAATCAGCTTGCCGACTTCGTTCAGATATTGTTTCCGCTTTTCGCAGCCACAATCCTTCACGCCGACCATGCTTGCAGCTTTTGAAACACGCTCTTTTGTCACGCCGACCGACTTCAGAACTGATTCGACAACATCGCCAAGGCCCGCTGATGGGCACATTCGTTTCACCTTTGGCGACGATGCTTGATAACCGCAGCGAACGCACATCGATTGTTCGTTCAGTTGACAGTTCACGATTCAGCCTGCAACGTGATTTTCAGCGATTCCATTGACGGGGCTTGCTCTTTGGTGCATTGCGCGTAGCTGCCCCGATAGTCGCTGTTGCACACATACACTTCGACTTTCTGGCGATTGTAGAAAGCGGCTGTTTCATCATGCGTCAAAGCGATCGTGATCGGCATCGTCCATCCAAACGTCGATTCGGCAATGTCCTCCGAATACGATTCGCCGCCGATCTTGTTTGCCATGACTGTTGTTCCTCCGCGCCAGACCATTGCGTATTTGTCGAAATACTGCTTTGAACACCACGCCTTCGCGCGAACGTTCACGCGAAGCGTGAAGTTCAGCCGCGGTTTGTATTTGTTCTGACGGGGTATGCCTTCATACTGAAAGTCGCCCCAAAAATACTCCGCGTCATAGTTGATGCCTGGGGGTTTTTCGTTCTGCGATCCTTCGAACAAAATGTTGATCGACGCTTTTTCCGAAACAGCTTTCCAATCTGTTCCGAATAGGACATAGCAAAGATCGGGTTCGACAGTGTTTTCGGCTGGCCCGCTGCCATTGTCATAGAGCGGAACGTTGATAAATTCAGGCCCAACAAAATCCCACCCCGGCCCATAGAATCCGGTGACCGGGTAGTAATAATGCCGCTTCAACCCCATGACCTTACAGAACGGCGCGCCGATCAGTGCCTTGATGAACTTTTTGCAGTCTTCCGACATATTGCCGTCATACGGTTCCGGTGGCATATCGCCATTTGCAATGTTTACAACGTCTGCCGTCCCCGGTTCGACGCCAAGATTCACGCCTTCGCACGGGTTTGAATTTACATTGATGCAAGTTCTTGCGGCGACGATCGGCGCAGCATACGGAACCGGCATCGTTCCACCGGTGCTTCGATCCCACGCTTTGTAGGCTTGTCGTCTGTTGCTCGCCCGCACATCGATTTCGTCGCCGGATGCTTCCCCGCGATAGCAAAAGCGATTAGCCCCCAACCATTTCCCGTCCGGTCGATTCTTCGACAAAACGAAATCACCGCATACCATGCTATTCATCACATACGCGAACGATGTATACGCACCCGGCATGAAATAACTACCGTCTGCCTTTAGCGGCTGACTCTGATCGAACAGTGTCCCGCGATAGCCTGGGCAGTCTTTGGCGAACTGCAAGTGTTTTTCGTCTGCCGCGATTTCGATTTTGACTTTGACTGAAGAAACGTCGCCAGAGTCAGCCATCGGAAGCGTGAAGTGCCGATGCGCTCCGGTGAATCGAACGCACCCCGTGAACGTTCTTTGCCGTTCAGTCATCAAATTGATTTGCGGAGATGCCGTAGCCGGTGAATGATACTCTGCCGGTTCTTCAAGGTTCGCGGTCGCAGTAATCGAGCAATCACAAGCCGCGTCGCGATAGTAGCCGCCAAACTCGCGCGGCGAATCTGTAGGCCCGTTCCAATCAATGTGCATACATTGTTCCGCGTCGATTACATCGCTTGACTTTGACGGCAGAACAGGAGGCGCGGCAGACTCGATCACGCGAGGGATCACATAGGCTTTCATTGCTCCCGACTGAAACCAATCGTTTCGCTCGTTGATCGCTTTCGATTCTGTGTAATCCACATTCGTTGCGGTGATTGTCGTTCCTGAAACGATGGCAAACTCCGCGCGATAGCCGAAATCGTGCGAATCAGTGGGCAGTTCTTCGCCATCGTGATCAAACGTGACAAAGGTTCCGAAAGCGTTTGCGATTCCACGCTGCGATTCTGGCGAACAGAACACGCCGACAGTGGTGTTGATCAAACCGGCATACCCATCGTAGTCCGGTTTGATTGCTGTTCCGTTGTATTGAGCAAGCGACGCATGCGCCCACGGTCGCCATTCAACATAACCGCTTGATGTTCCTTCCAATTTCGCGAACCAGTTGTGGTAAATGTCGATCGACTGCTGTGTGCCATATTGCCTTGTGGTTGCTTCGCATCCGTTGCTTGCTTTTGCATAAGCAAGTTCTTCGACAGAAGCCCGCGCAGCATATCCACCTAGATTGAACCCTGGCGATTCACCAGTTGGCGACCAGTTTTGCGGGGTGATTGCGCTTGCTGTGCCATAGGAAAGCAGCGACCGGAAGTCGCAGCCCAACCGGACGCGACCATTTTTTTCCGTTCCCATTTGCCACGAATACACAAACGTCGCTGATCGCTTGTCGCGGAATCCCCAAAAGTTGGGTTCGAAATCCCAAAAACTCCCGATTCGGTAGAGCTGCGCGAGCGGGCCTGTTTCAGCGGGCCAGCAAGGGGCAATGCCGTTGTAGGGTGGTTCCCACAGTTCTTGATTCCATGTGACTTGAAATAGCGTTTCCGGTTTGTATTTTTTTCTGCTGCCGCTGATATACGCCGTCGCCTGCCACATACTTGATGCGATTTCTTCTCCAACGGTCAACGTCACTGCCATTCCTGAACCGTCAAGAACAGAAACCGCCGGTCGCCGGAACGGGCCACCGGGCCAAACAAGGTTCGCCACGATCGCGACGCATGGTGTTTGAACAACCGTTGTGCCGATCAACTCGCAGCCAACGGTATAGGTTGCCTGTTGCGGCGCAGATTGATACGAAACGACAATCCAGCCAGACGCAAGATTGTCCGTGTCAGCGGGGCCACCTTCTACGGGATTTGTGAAGGGTTGCAATACTGAAATATTTGCCGGTCTGTACGTTTGCTGAAATACGTTTTGGCTTCCGCTCTTTACCCGTAGCTTTCTCTGCGGGCCAATCGGGTCGACGGTTTCCCAATTGATATCCGGCGGCAGCACCCACACTTTAGCGCAACCAGCGCATAGATCATCACCGAAACCACCCTTGAACAGTTCATGTTTGATCATAGAACCACTACGGCATCTGCGATCGTGCCAGAACCGGAACCGTATGCATACGCGCCGGAATAATTGCGGTTATCCCACCACGCTATGCGGGCGGCACCGCAAACGTGCGATTCAAAATAGATCGTGCCATCGTTTGTGTTCGACTGCGGCGACGACAAGAATCGAACGTAGTTGTGGTACATATGCCGCATGATGATCCGAGCGTACACAGGCCCGCTCAGTTGAATCGGCACGATCGCGCCAGCGTCGCCACCCTGCAAGAGCATCCCGCACTTGCCGGTCGACCACGGCGGCGCAGACGTCCCACCGATCGCAACAGCGTTTCCGATTACGATTTCAGAGTTGAACGACGGAAGCGATATCGGAACTGGCGGTTCCCCGCTGTTCACGATTGCCACAAAGTCAAGCGGCGAAAAAGCCTGCGCCAGTTTGACATAAACGAAGTTACGCGCGACGGGGTATTGCTGGCCGTCACCGACTGCCCCTGGATGCGCGCCTAGAACCAGATCGGCAGCATCCTGGGCGCGGTTCCACGCCTTTGCTGATATCGCCCCGCGAAGCGGTTGCCCCGCTTCAATTCTCCCGTCTTGTCTAGGCATTATGTTGTTCCAATGCCAAGCAGTGAAAAATCGCCATCCATATAAACCTTGTCGACATATACGAATTTCGGTTTTTTGATTAGCGAACTGCTCGAAACGGCGTCTTCATAACGCACCCACAAGTATTCGTGCCCTTTTTTGTCGATGCCGGTGATATCACCGACCGTCTTGTTGGTCACGTTTGAAGACGCTGCGAAACGATATGTCAGCGACCAAGGCCCGCGCCCCTTTTGATCGTCCCACTCCTGCGATCCAGAACAGCCAAGAAACAAAACTTCACCTTTGGCGAACCCGCGGAATGCGGCATTGTTCACGGTGCCAGTTGTCGCGGCAATTCCTTTGATGTAAGCAGTGGTCACATAGATATTGGGAACA